AACGAGGGCCGCCCGCGCCGCTTACAAAGCCCCCGTCCTTTAGCCCTCCGACAGCGGATAACCCCGCCGTTAGTGCAAAAGTACTGGCTATGCCCGCAGCCGCTGGTACTGCGTTGGCACCAAAACTGGCCAGAGAAGTAGCCGCAGCAGCAGGGGCCCACGCTGAGGCCAGAGTGCCTGCTTGTGCCACACCAGCCGCTGTTGCCGCAGTACCAAGAGCCTGTCCTAAGGTTGCATTCAGTACAAACTGTAAACCTAACCTGATCAAACCCGCAAGTAAATCCGCTAATGCGCTACGTGCAGCGTTCCCTATAGATTCAGCGATATCATCGCCAAAAACAATAGCATTCGCAGTGGCTTGGGCGAACCCCTCAGTCGTCTGCTCAAAAAAGCTCGCGAATAAAGTTCCCGCCTCTGCTTGGAAATTCCGCACAGATTCAAGCATGTTCTGAATGCCAATTTGGAAACCATCAAAAAAGGTACTCTGCCCAGCCTCAATATTGAGTCCAGACTGCTCAAGGCGAATTGCCGCCAGCGCCATAGCGAACTGCTGGGCTGTAATAGTTCCCATAGCGTACACTTCATTAAGCGTGCGCTGCCTGTCCAGTAATGCTTGTTGTGGCCCATTTATTGAGCTAAGTAATTCCGCCTGTTGTGTAAGACTCTGGTTAATATTTAGCGCGTTCTCGAAAGCTTCGCGTTCTAAGGGGTTCAACTCCCTCCTTAATTTAGTCTCAATCGCAAGCACCGCGTTTTGGGTTTCTCGTTCTCGGGTATTCAACCCTAAGAGCGCCGCTTGCCTTTCCAATAATGTGATTGCCTGCCCAACTTCAGGAGCGATGTCTATGGGGCGAACTGGCGCGGTGTCTGGTATCAGAAATTGCGCTCCATCTTCCTGAGGTGGGGCTGCGACCTCAGCGGCTACGCGGCGGCGTGCCCTTCGCTCTGTACGTTCGAAAAGCCCATCTAAGCCACGAGTAAGGCTATCATTATCCAACCCTACCGTAAACGCTTCACGGGCGCGTTCCCCTAATGTGCCGAACCCATCAACAGGTAGTTCAGCTACCCGCCCAAGGTCTATGGGTGCAACTGGGGTAAACACACCCCCTGTGAGGCTATTTATCAAATTAGCGCTACGCACAACGCTAGCGATGAGGTCTTCAACTGAGCTAATAGCGATGTTGATCCCTCGGATAAATAAGTTGCCCAAAGCGGCGGGGAAATCGCGGTATACTGCAATTATGGCCGCGAATGAACCTACAAATGCCCCTACAAGGAGGTCAGTGACCTGTGCGGTAATTCGCAGTATCCCCCCGAAAGAAAATTCGACTTCCCCGAAAAAATCTTGCACGGCGAAAATTGCAGGCTCAAAGGCTGGCGCGATATCCTCTAGCACCCTTACAAAAGCCACAGCCAACTCTTGAGCAAACCCGATAAGAGGTTGTATGGCCTCTTCTAGGGTCACAAACGCTTCCACGCCCAAATCAGTTAAATTTGCTAAGCCGTTAGTGGATACCATTATTTCATCGGAAAAGACGGCAAGGCCAACGACAGCAGCAGCCAGGAGGATAGGGATAATACCAAAGGCAAGCGCGAACGCCGCTGCGGCCGCTGCGACAATGGCTAGCACACGAGCTACCAGCTCTAGGTTTTCACCTACTGCGGATATCCCACGGGACAAGAGTACTGTTACCCCTGTGGTTTCGTTCATTGTACCGACAAACTCGACTAACCTGTTGCGTAGTACTGAGAATGACTGGCCGACAGTAGGAACTGTAGTTGCAAAAACACGCTCTATTGCTTCGCCTTGACTCAGCAACGCTTCGAAAAATGCGGTATTAGTAAGCCGACCTTGCAGCACCAGTTGCCTCAGTCGCGCTACAGACCCACCTGTTTCGTCAATGCCACGAGCCACTGCTTGTAATAGTGGAAATGCCCCATCTACTAAGGAGTTAAATTCTTGCGCCTGAATGTTGGCGTTGCCTAGGGCTTGAGATAATTGGGTTAACGCGCCTGCGGCCTCAGCGGTACTACCCCCCTGAATCGCGAATGCTTGGGCAGTTAAATCAACAAAGCGTAATACATCTTGTTGGGACGCACCCAGTTCATTGGATGCTACTGCGACACGTTGATAAAGTTGTGCGAGGTTACCTACTGGTACGCGTGCGCGGTTGGCAATTTCGAAAACACGCGTGAGAACAGCACCTGAGAACTCGGCGCCTTCTGTTGCTACTCTTATTCTATTGGTTAATACGACATAGGAATCCGCAAGTTCAAGTACCTGCCTAACACCAACGACAGCCCCTAGTCCCGCAAACAGGCGACTGAGCGTGTTAGTTAGCGCGTTGGCCGTCCTGTTCGTCTGTGTGAGGCTAGAGTTTACCTGAGTTAAACCCCGCCGTGCGCGGCCAGGGTTTACTACGACGTCAATATTAAATTCGGTCATACACTATCACTTCCCTGTTTTGCGATCTCCCTTCTTCTTCTCCTGCGCGGCGTTATATTCTAAATATCCTGCATCCATCTCCATCAAGACTAACACAAATGCTTTTTCAACATCCGGCGCAAGTTGATGGTATTGCGCATAATACACTATTTTATCCCAAGGGATCGGCCCTACCCCCATCCCTATCGACCTCGTTGTGCTGAGGGTATAGAAGGATTCTAAATAAAACCCTTCTACTTTCGATATTAGGGGTTCGTCCAAATACCACTGTGGCAAAGGACGCTTTTTCGCTATCGCGGCATCTATGGAAAAACCATCCCTGTTAAATCTGAGTTCCCACAAAAGCCGCGCTTTTAGTTTTTTGCCGTACCTTCTGCATCTATTTCCACGTCGATGAAGTTCAAAATGTCTGAAGCAAAAGCGCGGATATCATCGAAAATCCAAGAAGGGAGGCTTTCTAAAAAGTCTAGTGCGTTCTCTTCTGTGAATTCAACGACCACCCCTTTGTTGTCTTCTACCCCCGACCAGTTGGTGAGGATATGTTTTGCGAACAAAATGCGGTCATCTTTGCGGTTTTTTTCAATATCCGTAACAGTAACCTTACTTGCTTTCCTTCCCTGTTTCTTCTTCCCTGTTGCTCGCAAGATTGCATTGAAATAGGGTACGTTTACCTCTGTTGCAGAACGCAACATAAGAACATAATTTCCTGCGATTTGATCCATAGGGTATTCTACAGTCATGTCGTCTTTTGCATTGAGTTTTTTCAAATGGTTGAAACTAGGCATGTTATGTCTCCTCTTTAGCCAAAAATAAACCCCTCTTCACTAGGAAAAGGGGTCTTGTAACTTTACCATATCTACAGTGTAGGAACAAATTGCAGTATGGTTATGCCAATAGAACTGTTAAGCGTGGGGTCTTGGAACGCCTCGGACGTTGTGTTTATCAAAACACTTTCATCCACAGGGTACTCCCGTGAGCCATCACCTAATGTCAAACTAGGGATGTCAAACATGATCACGCCGTCGTCATTCTTTACCCCAAAGTCTAATGTTAGGGTCGTGTTGTTACGTATCGCCTCGACCACTTGGCTGTTGGTGTACAACAACTGCGCTTCTACGTTCACCTCAAAATTACCAAAGTTCATGAACCTCGCACCCAAAGTACACAATACTTTCTCTGGGGAAATGTTGTTACTTAATGTAACCGTTAATGACTTGAAATCAGTAGTTAGCCCTGTTTCGTCGATCTGGGTGATTCGCAGCCGCGTGCAATCCACTGAGGTGTTGTACGCAGAAGTACGCACTGGCTCGATAGGGGTAGCTGCGTTAGTAGCCCTGGTCAAGGTAGGTATATCTGTATCAGTGCCAACAAACCCGAATGAAATTGTGGATTTATCACCTTGAGGCATGCTGATAGCCATCGAGTCACAAAAGTTGCCCCGTGCGTATTCATACATTGAATCGGTGCCATTTGGTGCCAAGCCAGGTAGCTCTGCTTCATAATGGAATGACCGCTCAAGAAAATTGGCGTCATTAGTAGGCACGTTTTTCAAAAACCGACCTAGGAATATCTGAAGGTCAATACCCACACCCGCGTCAGTAATGAAAGTTTCGATGGCCTTGTCAACTACAAGGGCATTTGCCGCGACAGAAACGACTCTTACATACCCTGAATTGTCTGTGCTTGGTGACGCGAAAAAACGGTTGCTAGTAGCTGTCCCGCCGATGTGAATGAACTGCCCTGGGAAAAAAGTAAAGTCAGTAAAATCGAGCACTGTACTGGTGAGGGTTATCACACCCCCCACGTTGGTTACACCTAAATCGCCTGTTGCGCCTTGCAACCCAACATATTCAACACGAGCGCCTGTTGGGGCCACAGCTTCTATTGCTAGCCCTGTTGCACTGATTGTTGTAGCTGTAGGTGCCCCATCCACCACATGCAGATCGTTGTTCCCTGGCACACCAAAGCCGACGCCTCGAACAAGAGATTGTACTGGTATTGTGGTGCCCGCGTCTACCGTGTATTCTGTCGCGCTAACAGCAGAAGGTGTGCGGTCTACTTCACCCAGAAAATTCGCGAAAACAAAACCTTCTGCGAAATCATCGAAGTGGCTGCGTGTTAAGTCTGCTTCCCACTCGACTGAGCTATCCAAATCCGTTACTGTGCCTTTTCGTCGCTGCCTGTTGCGGGATATAGGATTACGGGCAACCGTTGTGATCGTTGCGCCGTATGTCCCAATTGTATTTGGCTCAAGTACACGCCATTCGGGAGATAAGGGTAACACCCCTATAGTATCTTCTATCGCCACCGCCAATGTGGTGCTGTTCGTTAGTACGCGTCCCATGGTCGTAACTCCTTATTTAATGTCTTCGTATGTGAAATTAACTTCTACCAAACTCTGGAAATGCTCCCCTTGTGGGCCTATTTCCTGTATTACAACATCCGTAATCCATAGCTGTGCGGTTATCCGCCTGCCCTCATAAATATTGCGTACCAACGCGGTAAGTCTGTCTGACTCAAAAAGCCCTGCGCTGGTAGGGATAAACACTTGTGCGTAAAACGCACCTCGGCGGAGGAACTTACGGTTCCCCGACATACCCAGAGTTTCCTGATTCGATAACTTGTTTCTGACTGAAATTCGCACCCATGGGTCTGCTGCAGGCGGATCAAACTTTTCATTCTCTCTTGTAAAGGGCGCTGTTTCACCAGACCACCCCGCTGCGAATTCGTCGTAAAACACTCGTCTTATACTGTTGATAGATGTACTAGACATTAGACCTGCGCGCTTCAACTATAGCTATCGCGCGCTCCATAGCTTTTTCGACGAATCCCTCTGGCGCTTGGTCTGAAAACCCGTCATTTAAATCCTCAATATAAGGCACGTTGTTGGTAATATGTACTGTGCCCGGTAATCTATATCGAGAAGCTACCTGCGCTTCACCTGCACCCTGCACGGCTGACGTTACACCTTCCCTTGCCCCCGCTGGCCTGGTTAAAGGCCTGTCTAGGTTTGGCAACCAATTGACGCTGGCCCATCCTGTGTCTATAGGGGTATCTCTCGTTAGCTCAGCGGTTACTTGAAGCACTAACGAGACAATTTGGCGTTCTGTGAACCTCGTTAACTCTCTTGATATATGCTCAGGGTTGTCTCTCATTATTCGTCTACTTTTTTACGAGATCTTCGCGATACTCTACGTGTTGATTTTTCTTCAACTACGTCTTCAACTACGTCTTCAACTACGTCTTCAACTACGTCTTCCTCTGCATCGCTAAGGTACATCAACTTACCCATGTCATAGAGTTGTCGCAGTTTTCGGGGTGCGCACCCACATCGACGCCACGGGAAGATCTCACCGGAGAAATATGTTTTACCAGCAAAGCGTATTTCTCTGCGTACGATATG